CCAAGTGGACAACCAAAGCAACAGAATGTTACGAACGGTCGTGTCACAACCAATGATTTGCATGAGCAGTTTAGTAAACTTCAAAACGATCTAGCAGTAAAAGAGCAAAGATTACGTGAGAAAGAATTAGACAGCGACATACAAAAAGCAATGGGTGACAGATTTGATTCAGACCTACTTGATTACGCATTGAATAAAGTCAAAAACAATATTCAGTGGAACGATGATGGCACATACGCTATCGTTAATCAGAAGGGTCAAGAACGCTATGGTAGTGATGGAATGCCACTTACAATTTCAGGATTAGTACAAGAAGTAGCAGTGGGTAATCCAAAGCTACTTAAGCAGAGTAACTCTAATTCTGGATCTGGTTTAAGACCTGGGCAAGGTTCTTTCACTGGTGCATTAGACGAGGCAGTACCAGATTACTCACGTGATCCGGCAGCATTCAATGCATGGGCTAATAAAAATGGTCTAGGCAAAGGAGTTGGTCTTAAAGGTCTAGGTGTATCAGCGACAGTTTCAAGTTCAAGTCGCAAAGTACTCTGAGCCAACAAAATTTTATAAGGAAAATATATTATGGCATACGTCTTAGGCGGCCCAAATAATGAGGGCGATGGCTTTACAACAGCTATTTCAAATTTCGCATTACGTGCTATGCACGAATCAAACGGTCTAGTTAACTTCACTAACGTTGTTGCACCTACACAAGGTCAAACATTCTTAGTACCTAACTTCGCACCAATCACATATCAAGATTACAATGCTAACGGCACTGGTGGTACATTTGGTACTGGTAATGCTGTTGTACAAAACCCATCATTGGGTCAAGGTACAATTACAGCAACTCCTGCAGTTGCACAAACAGCGTTCGACATCTTCTACGGATGGACAACATCATTCACATTGGCTGCAACGCTTGGTGCTGAATTAGGTGAGTCTTTCGCTGAAAAAGTTGACCAACGTGTTACATTAGCTTTCCAGAGCTTCAAAGCAAGTCCTGGTAATACAAACTACGCAACTAGTGCTGACGGTTTCACACGTGTCTTGCAATTAGGCGCTATGGAACTTGCAGAGTCAGGTACAAACGTTACTCCAGCAGCCGGTGGTACAGAAGGCTTCAGTGCTAACAACGTTCTAGATTTAGTTCGTTTAGTTAAGCAAAACTTCAAAGTTGCACGTATGCCTGGCACACCAGTTATCGTTTTAGATTCTAATGGTGCGGCAGAAGGTGCAGTTGCAGGTCAAACAGGTTCTTCATTGAATCGTTTATTGGCTGAATTGACTGGTGGCGCAACATCACAATCAGGTGGTTCTAACCTATCTGCTCTTGGTAATGAATTGCTAGCAACAGGTCGTATTGAATCAGTATACGGCTGTATGATTATGTTCACTACATTCTTGACTACAGCTAACCGTGCTTTCTTAAGCTCTGGTGCAGTACCTTGCTTGATCGGTGCTTACTTCGGTGACAGTGCATTGTTCACTGTTATGAAAGAAGGCTTGCAGTTGAAGACTGGTGAAGTACCAGGTGGATTGCAAATTTGGTTGACTGGTGTCGGTTACTTCGGTTCTGGCGTTGGTGACTTACGTCGTGGTGGCGCAATTAACATTCAGCAGTAAAATGAATAGAGAGGGTACTAAACTACTCTCTCATAGTCTAGGAAAAATATAATATGTCAGTACCATATCAACGAATCTCAAATGCAACAGTAGAGGATATTATGTTCTACGATCCGGCAGCGGAACGCAGAGCAAGTGCTCTCAATGTTGATTGGGCTCCCTACTTTAAAGTTGCTTCACAAGAGTGGCTTTATAAATTAGAGTTTGGATGGTGGCAAAAATATTGCGACACCGTTCTTGGTGCTTACTATTATGCTAACCTGCCAGATGGTCAATTGATCTCAAGTTTCAACCCAAGTTTGCTCATTAAGAATGACCAAACATTAATTCGCTTAGATACATTCGGTGCGATATTAGTATTCTATGAATCACTAGTAACCGATGTGTCTAACATGAATGAGGTTGATGTTCAGAATTATGAATTCGCATTAAAGCGTTGTGAAAATGAATGGACAAAAGCATTGCAATTGATGAACTTCTATGATTTATATCAAGACGCTCCTCAAGGACCAACTACTAAACTTGAAGAAAATTGGACAGCAGATGTTGATTATTTCAACGGCGATAGGAGATATTTCTAATGGCTGAAGTAACTTACTCAGTATTGAACGAGCCAACAGTTAATAATACACAAATTATTGATGTGTTGCAACGTGATATACCTAAAACATGGAACGTACCAATATACGATGACTTCCCTAGTGATAGTGATGTTGTTCGTTATGGTATCTATGTGAGTGATGTACATACAGTTTCAAGAAATCCTCATCAATTAGCAATACAATATTGTGGTGCTATCTATCACGCATTTGATGAATTTGGAATAACATATGTTTCTTTTCAAGACGATCCATACAATGTAGCAGTTAATGCTATTATTGGAAATTTAGTTACTGCCATCAAAGATGATGGTGTACAATTAATGGATGGATACTTTGAAAGAAACTTTGACCAAGTTCGTACATATGGACCAACACAAGCAGAAAAGCATACCTGGACATTCACTTTAACACGCATGGAATTTAATACATAAACGCCAACTACAAGGAGAAATCAAATGGCAAGAATTACAGTAAACACAACCGGTACTCAACCAACATTGTTGATTAGTACTGATTTGATTAGTAATAGTGCAAACTGGGGTAATATCGCTAATGCTCTTAGCGTTACTTGTTTGCAAGATATTACTATTACAAATAGCACAGGTATATATTCTTATACAGACTTCTGTTCACCAGATATGAATAAGATTACTACACCAGCAGATAACGAAGTTTCTACAAATCTAGTAATAGATGGACCAGGATTTTTCGGTACAGATCCAGTAAGTCCAGCAACCGCTACAGAATATGGCGTTGCAGGCTTGAGCGAAAACAAAGTTAACATTCAATGGAAACTTGTTATGAATGGTGGTAACGCAACAGCCAACGCATATTATTATGCTGGTCAAGGTTACATCAGTTCACTAGCTCCAACAGTTAGCCCAGACGCTCCTGTTTGGATCACACCAATGACTATTGCTGTCGATGGTGCAATGCAATCTAATCAGAACCCTTAATGTTTTGACTACGCTAGAAATGGGGAACTTAGGTTCCCCTTTTTTCTATAAAGGTAAACAAATGAATAATGAAGATATATGGTTAAAGACCACTGAAGAAAAGCTCAGAAGCCTAATCGCTGATGAGGCCAAGATGATTCCAATGCTCGACAATATGCAAGCAACAATCAAACAATTAAAAGCAAAGCAAACATTCCGTCTTGCACTGCTCAATCAATTACTAGAAGATAGTAATTACAAAGAATAAATACAATGTAATAATTTAATAAGGAAATTAACAAATGAAACTCTCACAACTTACAGCAAAACCCCAACTCATAGACGTTCATATAGATGACGAAGATACCATAAAAGAATTTGGTGAACCAATAGAATTCTGGACATGGGATCGTCAACCTATGGATGTGTTTATGAAACTAGCAAGTGCATCTGGTACTGACACCAGTGGCATTATTGGCGTTGTTCGCACATTAATATTAGATGAAAAAGGTAAAGAAGTACTAAAAGATGACGCTATGTTACCAACACATGTATTGATGAAGGCAATTGCGAAGGTGACAGAACTGTTGGGAAAGTAACACAAGACAGTATTGATCCTAAATCTGAAAAGATGGCGTTAATACTGACTATTGATTCACTAGGCAAGCGTTATGGTATGCTACCTAGTGAAATATTAGAAAGGTCAAATACTTTTGATTTGTATATTATGGATATGGCATTGACATTTGAAAATTATCATCATAAAAAAGCAATGAACAATGGCAACGAGCCATTACCAGAATATACAACTAATGAGTTATTAGATATGTTTAACAAGAATAAGGAACAATAATGTCTGTAACTTTAAAATCTAATAAATTAACTCCTAGTTTACTTGCTATTGAGCGTAAGTTAGCGTTAGTTCCAAAAGAAGCATTTGCTAATTTTGTTGCAGACACACCTGTACGTAGTGGTAATGCTAGACGTAGAACTAAATTAGTTGGTAATAAAATTGTTGCTGGTTATAATTATGCTAAAAAACTTGACGAAGGTTTTAGTAAGCAAGCGCCAGAAGGTATGACTAAACCAACAGAAGAATTTATTAAGAACCGCATAGCGGCGATATTAAGAGGAAAATAAGATGGCAGATTTACAGTATTCGATGGCGATTGATGATAAGATATCGCCTACACTTAAGAAAGTTGAAGGCAATGTTAAATCATTAAACGACACTTTTGGTAAATTAAA